CAACACAACACTAGCCTCTAACCTATTACCAAAAGCGTAAGGAATCTTTTGACTACCCTCCAATAACAGGTGAACGCGAGACCCCTATCAATTCCTGCGCGTAATGCTATTGATAAACACCTTATGCCAAACCAAATACAATTCCTCGTCGACCAGTTCGGCCTAGCAAATACAGCCTGGTTTATCCGTCTAATGAAGAGCGGCACCACCCCGGAGCAAATAGTGGGCTCCCTGGTGCCCAGCAACTACGACAGCCGCCGAGACGGTGTGTTCCGAGCCCTCCAATTTGCGGCCAACCTGCCCGACTCGATGATGCCGGTCGAAATCAAGGAAGCCCTCAAGCCATGACACAGAAGGAATACGGCGACCGCATCGGCATCACCCAGCCTCGGGTGGCTCAATTGATCCGGCAGGGGATGCCCATGACCAGCCCGGAGGCCGCGGACACCTGGCGTCTGCAGAACATCCGCACCAAGCGCAAGACGGTGCCGCCGAATCCATCGACCCTGAGCGCCTTTGCAATCAAACAGGATGGCCCCTACAGGCCCACAGAAGCTTCTAACCCTATCGACACCGCAACAGCCGCCACCGACTCGCCACAGGGCGCCTACGAGAGACAGCGGCAAATCGAGCGTGCAGCCTATGACCTGGCGGTCGATGCCCTACGGGAAGGCCGGGCCGACGCCGGCCGCCTGGTGGCGATCCATGCCGCGGCAGCCAAGAACCTCACCAGCGCCAGGGACGAGGTGATTGCCCAGGCCGAGAAGGAGCGGCGCTTGGTCTCCGGCGACTGGGTGCGCCGGGTGATGCAGGAGCATGACGGCTCGGTGGCCTCCCTGCTGAAATCGATGCCCAAACAGCTCTCCGGAAGAATCAGCCCTCACGATCCGGAGCACTGCGAGAAGGAGCTCAACCGCTGGGTGCAGGAGGTGGCGCTCAAGACTCTACACCAGACCGACCCATGGAAATCCTAACCGACCTCCAACGCTCCCTGCTGGACTACCGCCGCAACCTCTACCGGCCGACCCCGCAGCAGACGGTGGTCGACTGGGCCGAGTCCTGCCTAAAGCTGACCCAACGGCAGACCGAGCACCCCGGGCCCTTCTCAACCTCGGTACGGCCTTACACCCGGGAGCCCATGGAATGCTGGAAAGACCCCTCGGTGTACGAGGTGACGCTGTGCTGGGGCAGCCAGACATCGAAGACCACCACCCTAATGGCCGGCCTGGCCTGGCTAATCGCCAACGAGCCGAGCCCGGCCCTGTGGCTGATGCCCACCGAGAGCCTAGCCCGGTCATTCAGCAAGAGCCGCTGGCTTCCTATGCTGGAGGACAGCCCGGTAATGCTTGAGTGTTTCCCGGCAGAGGCTGATAAGATCACCAACCTCGAACAGAACTTCACCAGGTCGACCCTGACTTTCGTAGGATCCAACAGCCCGGCCAACCTAGCCAGCCGCCCGGTACGGGTGCTGATAGCCGACGAGGTAGATAAGTTCGCCGAGGCAACCGCGCGGGAAGCCGACGCCCTCGACCTGGCTGAACAGCGCCTCAAGAGCTTCTCAAGCTCGAAGGCCTTTATGACCAGCACGCCCACCGTGGTCGAAGGCCGGATCTGGCAGCGCTTCCTCCGCGGGGACCAGCGCCGGTATTACCTGCCATGTCCACACTGCCGGGAGCTGATAAAACTCGAATGGCGACAAGTGACCTGGGACGACGCCAGGGCCGAGGACGGTAAACCTGACCTGGCCAAGGTCCGGGCCTCCGCACACTACGTCTGCCAGCTCTGCCAGGGACACATTAGCGACTCGCATAAGGTGGCATCCCTTCGCCATGGCCAGTGGCGCCCGGAGAATCCCAACGCCATGCCCGGTGTGCGGTCCTACCACCTGAGCAGCCTCTACAGCCCCGACAGGAAGTGTACCTGGGGACACTTAGCCGTGGCCTTTCTCGAAGCCAAGAGCTCGATGGCCGGCCTCCAGGGATTCATTAACGGCAACCTGGCCGAGCCTTGGGAACAGCAGGACGTGCAGCAAGAACGCCCAGAGACATCAACGACGGTATCGGTCGACGGTGGCCGCCGGTATCTGACCGCCGACGTCCAGGCCGTGGCGCCGTTCCTCTGGTGGGTTGTCCGGGAATGGAAGGACGGCAACTCTACATTGATTGCTTCCGGTCACGCAGACGACTTCGCAGCCCTCCGCAGGATCCAGGTGGCCCTCGATGTCCACGACATGGATGTCGGCATCGACAGCGGCTTCAACACTCAGACCGTTTACGACGCCTGCGCCTCCTATTCCTCGGTCACCTCCAACCCGATAACCTTCCCATGCGGCCTCCGCTATCCCCCCGAAGGCGGTCTCCGGAAGCCAATGGTGATCGGCTGGATGCCGCTCAAAGGCCGAGAGACCGGCGCCCGGTTTACGACAGCCACCGGGGCGGTGCACCCTTTTGGCTTGTCGACATCCTCCTCGATGAGGACCGACGTGGTGCAGCCCCTCCTGGTGTTCGATACCGAGCACCTCCGCGATATGCTCTCCAGGCTAAGGAAGGGAGACATCGACCGGGAATGGGGCGTCCACCAGGATCCGCCCAGCGTCCAGGCCGAAGGCACCTACATCGCCGAGCCCGACCTCTACTGGCGTCACCTGGACTCTCATGTCCTACGCCCACAGGCCAACCGATCCGGCCGCATTAAACACGTCTGGATTAAACGGAATCAAAAATGGCCGGACCATCTACACGACTGCGAAATAATGCAGCTCGCTATGGTAATGCTCTGGAATGATCTAGTTACGTCAAGCGAGTCAATAGCCAGCTAACCTGTTGTAAGACACCTCGAATCGGGGAAGATCCGGCCCGAGGTGTTCACTTTTACTGTAGCCATCAAGCGAGCCTATCTCCGCAGTGTCTATGCGACACTCGGCAGTGTGACGCTCCTGGCTGCCCTGGCTGCTAAGTCTATCGCAGCGGCCACAGTGATCGAGTCGGGCCAGGTAGTTCGGTCGACATCATCCTCCGATGTGTCGGTCGAGTTTGCCGAGCCCGGTAAAGGCGCCCCCACACCGTCCGAGATGGTCGAGATGTGGGAAAGCCTACTCAATGACTACGACCTGGCTGTCTATTACCTCGAGCAGGACGGCATCACGACACCAACCGATTCCCAGATCTACACCAAGATCCTGGCGGTGGTTCTGGTTTCTGCGACATCCTACGGCGGCGACTTCTCCAACTTTCGCCGTGAGGCGTCCTACCGGATGGGTATGAGCTAATGGGATTCCTCGACACCATCATCCAGAAGTTCCGGTCGGCACCTGTCGATCGCTACGAGGGCGCATCCAATTCGATCCGCCGATCCTTCCTGGACACCAGTTACACCTCGGTGCGGTTCGATGTCACCAGCTCGACTCGACAGCAGATTGTCCGGAAATCACGATTTTTCGAGCAGAACAACGCGGTGATGAACCGCCTCGGTGACTTGTTCGAGAACTACACCGTCGGTAGCAACTTCTCGGTCCAGCCGGCTTCCTCGAATCCCGACTGGAACCTCCGGGCTAAAAAATGGTGGGACACCTGGAGCCGCTACCCTGACATCGGATCCCGCCAATCTTTCGGCACCCTAATGTCATTGGCCGCCCGTGGATGGTTCTTTGATGGCGAATCCTTTATCCTCCTGACCAAGGGCGAGACCGGCCGGCCCCGATTGCAGCTCATTGAGCCGCAGCAAGTCTCGACGCCCAATGGCCAGGAGGGCCTTCCCGATGTATTCGACGGTGTGAGATTCGATCCCAAGACGGGTCGGGCCATCTCCTTCTATTGCGGCCAGGAGCAGCAGCAGGGACAGCTTACCGACATCCGCTCCATTTCTTCCGACTCGGTGGTCCACATCTACGAGGCACAACGTGCCGGCCAGCTCCGCGGCCTGCCTTTTGTGGCCTGTGTGATCAATGATCTTCACGACCTGGACGACCTCCAGAAGCTGGAGATGGAATCCTGCAAGCTGGCCTCCAGTGTGGCCCAGGTGATCAAGACCAGCTCCGGCGAGGTCCAGGCAACCAGCCTTCGTTCCGGTGTGGCTGGATCCCAGGGCACCGCCCAGAACTATTACGAGAACATTTTCGGAGCATCGGTCAAGGTCATGAAGACTGGCGACGAGTTCGAGCAGTTCGCCGCGGATCGCCCGAATGTCAATATGCGCGAATACTGGCGCAGCCTGACCGAGAAGGTATGCGCCGGAGTCGGCATTCCTTACGTCCTGGTATTCCCGGAGTCGATGCAGGGCACCGTATACCGGGGCTCACTCGATATGTCATCGGTGTGGTTCCGGAGCCGACATCAGGTGATGGCCTCGGCCGCCCGTAGGATCTGGGAATATGTGATGGAATATGCCATCCGCACCGATCCCACCCTGCGAGACTCTCCCGACGACTGGTACGAGGTCGCCATCCAGGCGCCCCGGGCCCCCAATGTGGACGTCGGCCGTAACTCTGCCGCTCAGCTAAACGAGCTTGGCGCCGGGATTACCACCTACGACGAGATCTACGGCGCCCGAGGCATCGACTGGCGATCCGCCCTGGAGGCCAAGGCTCAACAGGCTCGGTACATTCAAGACCTTGCGGTTAAGTACGGCCTTGATGTCTCCGAGATCTCCAGCGCTCAGAAGCAGCCTATCGCACCGGAGCCTGCCGCAGCCGCTATCGAAGAGCCCCCCTCTGAAGATATGCCCGAGCCGATCCCGGCCGAGCCAATCCAAGAGGTGGTTGCGGTGGTTGAGCCCAAGAAACGGAAAACCAGATCCAAGAAAACAGAATGACTAAAGTAACCAACTGGCTTTCCTACCAGCCGCGCGCCTCGGTCCATGAGCCGGCGGTGCTCCAGATTTTCGACCAGATCGGTGAAGACTGGTTCGGTGGCTCCGGTATTTCGGCCAAGGCTTTCTCTGACGCTCTTCAGTCTGTTGGCCCCGGCCCCCTGGTGGTCGAGATCAACAGCCCAGGTGGTAACGTCTGGGACGGCTTAACGATATACAATATGCTGCGAGGCCGGCAGGCGCCGGTGACTACCCGGGTGGTCGGCATCGCTGCCTCGATTGCTTCAATCATCGCCCTGGCAGGTGATACGGTCGAGATGGCCGATGCCTCACTGTTCATGATTCACGACCCGTCTGGAATGGTGGCAGGCACCTCGGATGATATGAGGAAAATGGCCAATGCTCTCGACCAGCACGCTGAGATCCTGGCCGGTATCTACGTCAAGCGCACCGGCAAGACCTCGGCCCAGATCCGAGCAGCCATGAGCGCTGAAACGTGGTTCACCGCCCAGGAGGCCATCCAATTTGGCCTGGCCGACAAGAGCACCGAGCAGCTCGCAATGGCTGCCTGCTGGCATCCCCGGGCTGTGAGCCCTAAAGCGCCTCAAGCTGTCCGTGATGCTATCAATAAAGGCATCTCGCAGTTCAATTCTGGATACGGCGCCGACGTGATCACCGGAGAGACCATCTCAAAAGTTCAACCCATCGCCAACGGTGAGATACCCAATGACGATTTGGTGGAAGAGATCGTCGACTGGTGGGGAGACAACGAGGCCTTTTTGGATGCTCCCGAAAACAGCCCAAAAAACGTCGAAACCAACCTTTACGGAGGCGCATCAGGCCGGGACTGGTTCCGCGCCTTGTACATCCAAACCCAACAGACGGAAGAACCGTCCGACAAACTTTCGACCGGCAGCACTAACGCTTCCGACGATGGCGCGACAACCGCGCCGACATCACAGCAGACACCACACAATATGACTGATTCCAACCCCGTGGTGGCGGCCGCTTCGAGTGCGCCGACCGCCCTCGATATCGACGCCATCGTCGCCAAGGCTGTTGCCGCTGCCATCAGCGCCAAGGCCATCACCGCCGCCCCTGCCCCGGAGCCCGTCGCCCCGGTTCGCATCGAGAACCTCGGCAATGCACTGCTCGAGAAGCATCGAGGCTTCCAGGCCGGCAATGACCGCCGCAAGTTCCTGGTGGCCAACCACTCCGAGCTGTTGCGCCAGAGCGCCATCCACGCCCCCCAGAACGCGAACACGTTCGCCTCGGGCCTGGTTGTCGATTATCTCGCCGACGCCGTGATCACCGTGTCCGCTACTCGTTTGGCCCTGGTCTCCGCGTTCAGCCGCAACGTCGGCCTGGACAACCTCCGCCCGCGCGCCTCGGTCCAGGTGAAAAAATACACCACCGGCACCGCTGCCCAGACCAACCCGACCTCCTGGGAAACCAACAACGATTCAACGCTGGCCGCCACCGCGGTCACCGTGAATCAGATCTCCAAGAACTTCACGGTATCGCAACAGGAGCTCAACCAGGGCTTTATGCTGTCCGACCTGGCTGCCGGTTCTGCCGACCTGTTTGCCTATGGCATCAGCGACGTTCTGACCGCCCTCATGGTCTCGGGCAACTACGGCACCGCAGTTACTATCGGCACCGCCGCCAACTTCGACACCTCGGATCTGCCTGCGATCCTCGCTACGGCGAAGAACTACCGCAGCAAGAACCTCATCCTGGACGGTGGCCACATCGCTCGCCTCCAGTTCTCTGCCGCTACGAGCACCTTCCCGGACAGCCGCCTGGAAATGCTGGCCAATGGCCGGTTTGGCTTCGACGTCATCGCCGAGAACAACCGCTGGACCTCTGCCGAGGCTAACACCGCCGGCTTCGTCTGCGGCCCTGATGCCATCGCCATCGCCTCCGGTCTGCCGGTCGGCATGATCGCCGGTGAGTTCCTCGAGCAACGCGCCGTGACCACAGCCAACGGCTTGAGCTGCCTGCTCTCCGTCTGGTACAGCCGCGCGACTCGCAGCCACATGGCGTCCTACGACATCATGTTCGGTGCCGCGGCCGCGGACACGACCCAGGCCGAAGTTCTCATCACCGCCTAATCGGCTGACCCATGAGAATCGCCACAACCATCTCGGTGGACAAGGCAGGCAAATCCAAGATTGTCGCCGGTCCCGAAGTCGATGCGTCACTCCAGCGCACCAGCTTCAACACCGCGACCATTCCCGAAGGAGGCAAGCTCATCCTGTGGATACAGGGAGCCTTAGCACCGAAGATTCGTAAGGGTTAACAAACCAAAACTGGGGAGGCTGTTGGATACGCTGACAGCCTCCCCTTTAACCGAAACACAATTTTATGGCCGTTCAAGCAGACATTTCGACTGAGTATTCAATGGGCCGAGAAGGCTTTGCGCTGGTGACCACAACCGCCGCTCAGACCGGCAATTGGTCTGGCTTGATTCCGACCGAGCCGACAGTATTTACATCCATCACTGGATTCGGAATATCTGGCACTTGGACATCCAAGACGATTCCTGCTGGCTTCCCGCTGGTGGGAAACATCACCGGCTTTCAAATCTCATCCGGTTCTGTCGTAGCATTTAACGCCCGAGCCTAAATGATCTCAATCGGCATAGCACTGAATCGGTTGTTCTCCGGTTCAGCCGGTGGCACTGATGCGCCTGTGCTACGCCGTGATGTTCTGCGGGAAGACGAAGGATTCCTGTGGCAGGAAGATGGAACCTCAAAGCTCGTTATTACACTTGGCACTTTCGATTCTCTGTTGCGAGAAGACGCTGGTTTTCTGCAACAAGAAGACCTCTTTAAACTCGCAATCCAATCCAACTAAGTTATGGCAGACTCAAAGATTACAGCACTTGCAGCCTTAACGGCTGCCGATCCCGTCAACGATATGTTTCCGGTGGTCGATGTCTCGGATACGTCGATGGCCGCATCTGGTACGACGAAACGTATCAGCGCAAACAACATCCTCTCATCCTCACCGACTGCGAGTGGAGCGTTGACTGTCACCGGCCTCGTCACCGCTGGCTCCGCCACCATCACCGGCGATCTGACGGTGGATACCTCGACGCTGAAGGTTACTGCTTCAAACAATCGAGTTGGCGTAAACACCGCTACTCCTGAATCCGACCTAGACGTTCGTGGGTTGATTGCGGTGCGTGGCACCGGAACGTTTCCAACAACCGGCGTTGGTCTTGAGGCTTACTATTCCTCTGCAAACACTTCGTCATTCATCCAGTCTTACGACCGTGGTGGCAGTGCTTTTGCGAATCTGTCATATAATGCTCTGTCTCATATTTTCCAGTTGAGCAGTGGCGGCGGAATGACCCTCAACTCCACCGGATTGGGGATTGGGGTTAGTCCAAATCAAAAGTTTGTTTGCGCTGGACCTCGCGCATACTTTGCTGGTGGCGGTGCTGTGTACGGCATTGGCATTGGATTCAACACAACGCGCACTGCTGCGGAACAAGTCTTTTTCCTTGGAGCCACTGACTCCGCGACTCCTGATCTTGTTTTTTCTGGTGCTTCAGGAGCTGCGTTGATGCGGCTGGATGCCTCCGGCAACGTCGGCATCGGAGTTAGCGCGTTTGGAACCTCTGCCGCTAAGGTTCTCGGTCTTGCCAACGCTACTGCTCCAAGCACTTCTCCCGCTGGTATGGGTCAGCTCTACGTCGAAGCCGGTGCGCTAAAGTACCGTGGATCGTCTGGCACTATCACCACAATCGCCGCAGCCTAACAAATACCAATATGACCATCCTCTGGCTCATCGAACGCCTTCTCTGCAAACCTATTGAAGGCAGCAATCCCGATGTCGTTATCACCGCCGACTGGCGTTGCAACGGCACCGACGAAACCTACAGCGGCACCTGCTACGGCTCCTGCTCGTTTGCGCCGCCGAGTGGCTCGTTCACTCCTTACGACGAACTCACGCAGGATCAAGTCTTGCAATGGTGCTACGAGAACGGCGTGGACAAGACCGCCATCGAAGCGAACGTCACGCAGCAGATCGAGAATCAGATCAACCCGCCCGTGGTGACGCTGCCGTTGCCGTGGGTGCCAGTGCCTCCGGTTGTTGTTGCCGAGCCTGTGGTTGTTGCCGATGCTCTCGCCGCATGATCAAGATTGAACTCACTCAGGAGCAAGCCAACGCACTCCTCCAACTCATTGATATCGCGGTTAAGGCTGGTGGCGTTGCTAACGCCCGTGCAGCCCTTCCGCTAGTGGACCTCATAGTCTCAGCCGCACAGCCCACCGAGTAATGGAACCAACGAACAGCAGCAATAGCCCCGGCCTCTCCCTAGCCGCAGCAGCAGGGGCCACTGCTGTTTCGTTTATCCCACAGCTCACCGACTACGTTCGGCTTATCACCGCGCTGATTGGCTTAGCCTGCGCCTGTTACGCAGCGTTTCGATTATTTAGATCCAAATGAAAAACACGAAAACAACTCTCGCCGGTGTTGGTGCCATCCTGATTGCTATTGGAGGGGCTTTGAAGGCCACCTTCGACGGTGATCCTACGACCAATCTGGACATCGCTGCGACTATTGCCGCCGTCACGGCTGGCATCGGCCTCATCTGGGCTAAGGATGCCAGCGAGAAGAAGCCAGAATGAACGTGGTCGAGCAGATCGTGACAGCTATTCTCAAATGGCTGACCGGCCTGGCTAAAACTGAACCAACAGCCGAAGATGCCAAACCAGACCTCGAGCTTAAACAAAAGCTGTTGGATCGCGTTGATAAGTCTGGCCTCTAGCTGTGGCTGCGCCACCCGTGTGGTCTATGTGCCTCACGGCGAACCTGTACGCCTTGCTGAGAGTGTTAAAGCGCGAGTCTGGGTCAAAGGTGCAGACGGTGTTCCTGTTCTCTCTAAGAACCGTATAACGCTCGCAGAAGGTTGGTACGCTCTCCCTAAGGAATAAAATCATGGCCCAGCAAACGATCAACATCGGCACCATCAGCAACGACAACACCGGGGACACTCTCCGCGGTGCCGGTGAGAAAATTAACGACAATTTCGACGAGCTCTATGCCGCGGTGCCGTTGGTTACACCAAGCACCTGGGCGCCTACGCTAACCGACTCCGGCGGTGGCCGCACCTACGCCATCACCACAAACACAGCCCGGCACACGTCTATCGGCTTCGTTACCACCTTCACCGCGGACATCACCGTCAACTCGGTGACTGGATCCGCTACAGGCAACCTCCGGCTGTCGCTGCCCGACGCCGTCACCTACACCGCCGCAGCCGCGGTATGGCTGACCAATGGAACCAACCAGGCCAAGACGATGGTGATCGCCAGGATAATCGCCGGGACCAGCTACCTTGAACTGTCAGCATTTGAAACAGGAGCCACGACCAGCCTGGCCGGCCATCTCCAGGCCACGAGCCGACTGATAGTCTCCGGCACCTACTTCACCACCTGATGACCATCATCGGATCCAGTCTCCAGCAGGGAATGGCGGTGCTCCAGCAGATGCTGGGAGCGCCGATGTTTATCTGGGAGGGGACATCGATCCGGTGCATCCCGGCTGCGGTCACCGATGCCAACACGCCGATCTCCGGTGGGTTCCAGGATAACGTGGCGTCTCGGATCCTGGTCATGTTCAGCGACTGGAAGACCTGCGACAGCACACTGGTCTCGATGGATTCGACGCTCTACACGCTCGATCAGGGGACGACGTTCTCCAGGCTGCTGAAGGAGGACGGTGGCTACGTTCTCCTGGAGAACACCGACCGTATCGCCCTGACCTTCTGCAAGCCGAAGCCTGTGGTCGGTAGGACTCTGGTCTATCAAGGCCGCACGCTCCGCATCCTGTCCTGCCGTGTGGATGCCTCCGGCGCTTACTACAACCTGGAACTGGGGGCGAAGACTAAGTGAGGCCTGTCGTAAACATGACGGTCGACAGCAGCAAGTTCGATGCTGCCATGAAGCAGTATCTGTTGAGCACCTCGCGCGATCTTCACAAGGCCATCAACAGCCGGTTCTTCTATTTGATGGTGAGATTGTTCGTCCTGGTTCCGCCCAAGAGCCCAGGCCAGGAGCGCCGCCGGATAGCCGACTACTTGGGAACACCTGTCGGTGACATCAACCGGAAGAGTAAGAAGACCGGCAAGCGCATCGGCAAGTCACGCATCATGCGTCGGGTCCACTTGATCGCTCAGTCGAAGGAATCCAAGGCCGGTCGCAAAGGCCTGTATGGCGAGGCAATGAAGGAAGCAGCCTCGGCCCTGATGCGGAAGGCTATCGGGTCCGTCGGCTACCTACGCTCCGGTGTAGTCAAGGTGATCAGGATCTACAACAAAGGCTTCCGACAATTCGAGAAACCAAAATGGCAGCCATTGGTGAAGCCTCCTGGCTACAAGCAACCAGGCAAAACCAACGCAGCTCTTTTGTCATTGGCTGACCAGTACGGTCTTCCGGCCGAAAACGTCGCCACGCACAAGGGCACCAAGGCCCGTGGATATCAGGCCGTTCCAGGATTCAATCCTACGGCCTCGGTGGTGATGACCGCTGGCGTGGCAGATAACCAATACAGCCGAGTATCTGCGATCTATAATCAGGCCATGCAGAAGGCCATGGACGACGAGACGACGGAGATGGTCAGCCACATGACCGAGGCCCTCCTGGCCAACGGTAAGGTTCTCGAAGACAACGGGATATCCATCAAATGAACGCCGCCGCATTAAGAGCTGAGCTTGCAGTCGCCGATTACCTGGCGGCCGCCGACTGGTCGACCTCCGGCGCCGGCACACCCACTTGCCTCACGTCCTATAGCCGCGGCCTCTACGACGATCCGGATGACCAGGACGTCATGCCCAACTTTCCGCGCGTGGTGGTCTCGACCAACTCAGCCAGGCCAATGCAGCGCACCGACCTAACCTGTGAGATTGAGATCGCTGTCGAGCTACAGCTATCAGCCGACGACACCGACGAGTCGGCAATGCTGACCACCGTCCAGGTGCTCGACAATCGGATCCTGCCGCTGTTCGACGATGCTGGAGCCTCTGCCCTTAATGCCGCATCAAACGACGCCAGCGGCCCGTTTACCGCTCAATTCGCCGCCCCTCTCGACTTTGGTGGCTCATCAATCTCTAATCGGTCCAGGACGTTCACCAGGACTTTCACCCTCTACTGTTCGGCAACCATTTAACCACACACACGCATGGCTAATTCACAAGGACTCGCATACCAATTCGGCTCACCGGCTACGGTGACTATGTACGGCATCAACAACACAACCGCTGTATTTTCGGCCCTCGCCTCAATTGAGAGCTATGACATCACCCACGAAGCCGACACCGAGGAGGTCCGCAACAGCGCCGGTGAGACGGTCGGTCATATCGGCTACAATGAACGGGTGACCCTGAATTTGAACCTCATCCCTGCTGGTGCCGATGCAACCTCCGCCCTGGCCTTCTGTTCACTGGCTCCGGTCAATGGCACCGTCGAGATAAGCGGCGCACCAATCATTGCAATGATGGGAACCTCTAACGTCCTAAACACCGCTGTCAGCGGACGGTTTATCTATGCTGGCGGCGGATCGGTCAAAATGACCCAAAGCGGAAAGGCTATGGTCTCAATCACCGTGAAAAAATTCAAGAACCTGACCACTGGCGCCGCTGTCACCTTGAACGTGTGAGCAGCCTGGCCGCCATCCTAAGCGCAACAGCCAAGCCCTGTCCGATTGTGATGGGACTGCGGTTGGTGCCTTTTACTGTCGGTCACGCCATCCTGCTGCATCGGTTAGGATCCCCATTCGTCATCGGAGGTCAGGCTACCGCCAACGACCTGGTCGAGGCTGTTGTCGTGTGCAGCCAATCCGCCCAGGAGTCGGTCAAGGCCATGGCCTCGGTGTTCCGATGGGTTCCACTTAGAATAATGCGCCGCAAGGTCAGCAAGGCCGATCTAGTGAAAGAGTGTCAGGTGGTCAACGAGTGGATCGGCGACAAGTCCGACTGCCCGGAGGTTCTTAGGCAGCCTGGTGCAGGATCCAGAGAGGCTGCTATGCCCTGGCCCGAGAGACTGCTGGTTGGCCTGGTCGACATTGGATTCACCGAGCAGACGGTGCTCAATATGCCGGTGACCGATGCCGAAAGATTCTTCCTGACCAACGCCGAAATGCATGGTCAGGTCGAACTATGGAACGATAAGAACGACGCCCTCTGGCGCATGGCTCAACAACAGCAGACGGTAAGGAACTGACCAATGGCTATTTTCTCACTCATCGCCAAGCTCGGCCTCGATGGAAGCGCTTACGAAAGCGGTCTCAAACGAGCGTCGAGTGTTACCGACAAGTTTCGGTCATCCGTTGGTGTGCAATTGGGTGCAGCGCTATCTGTTGCTGCCATTGGCGCGTTTGCTTCCAAGGTGGTTGAGACAGTCGACGCTATCGGCGATCTATCCGAGCAGCTCAACATTAGCACCGACGACGTCCAGCGCCTCCAAGTGCTGGCAGGCCAGACAGGTGTGTCTTTTGAGGCCATGGCAAAGTCGATCACAGCGGTCAGCCAGGAGCGCCTAAAAGCTATTGAGGAGGGAGGGAAAGCGCGGGAATACTTCCAAACGCTTGGCTTTTCCGTCGCTGAACTCAACGACAAGAGCATTTCAAACATCGACTTAATCTCAAGGATGGGTCAGGCGCACAAAGAAGCAGGAAGCAGCGCCCAGACCCAGGCGGCCATGATCGCCATACTCGGAGAGAAGGCCTTCAAGGCCGCCGGAGCCATGGCTAAGATAAAAGAGCTTGGGCCAATCAATCTGGTTTCTAAAGAGGAAATTGATTCCATTGGAAAATTAGCTGACCGGGTAGACGAGATAAAGCGAACCATCATTCTGTCAGCAGTACCTGAAATTAACTTCTTTGCAGACGCAGTTGAACGTGCCGCTAAAGATGCTAAAACGATGGAGGATGGATTGCTCGGATTTTTTCAAACACTTGGAGGCAAGGGATCGATTGTAAAAGCTAGCTTCCAAGAAGCGTTTGCTTCACCTCAGGAAGCCAACAGAAGTTTTGACGCATTACCAATCCAACGAGGAACAATTGGCACCATAAACAGCAGAGTAAAACGCGAGACCTCAATGTTCAGCGAGCCAGCAGCTCCTGGCTGGGTAAACACTCTGGTGGGCCAGATTAAGATTCAGACCAACGAGACCCGTGCAGTTCGAGTAAACACCGGCAGAACAGCTCAGGCTGTCGAATAACATGGCAACGATCCAAGGCTCACCAAACCCAAACGACTTCGAGTACATCGAGGTCAGCCGCGCCTACGACAACAACGGTAATGGTCGGGTGGTTCAGCTAACCTTCCGCGGCGACAAGGATACCCTCCGAATCGCCTCGTCCCAATGGGTAGCCCTGGGCGCCAAATACAGCATCCGGGAGGACGGACCTTATTCCGAGGCCACGGTTACCATTGGTGGCAGCACGTTCGACCCAGGTATTCCAATCCAAGACCAGCAAGCCCCGCCGGTTGGTGAGGTTGCCGACATCCGCTATGAGTTCCGCACCGATTACCTAGATGTCTCGGTGTTTGCATTACCGGCAGTCGACAAGGAGGCCAACTCCACAGGTAATCCAAACCTCTATAAGTTCGTAATTGAGACGGCCGCTAAGAACGGTGAGATTTTGTCTCAGAAGGAGACCAATCTCGGAAACCCAGCGACTTTTCCGATGGCGAACAAAGTTTGGCAGATGCTGTACCGAGGCCAAGACACGTTCCCGATTGCTCGAGTCAGCCTGACCAGGATAGCCACATTTAGCGGCAACCTAGGCCTGCCTCAAGTTCCCAACGGAATCCCTCCTGTTTACACGCCTGAATCGTTTGCTTTGAATTGGAACCTCCCGTTTGCAGTGATTAGGATGCTTCCTAGAGTTCCTACCGATCAAGTTACGGGACAAATTTTAGCCCCTTACGGCACCGTGTGGGGATGGAAACAGACAAACTTCTCGACTAGCCTGGTCAACAAAACCAACCAGGTTGAGCAGAACATCTCATGGACTTTCGCACCCTACGACACACTGATTTATCCGTTCTTCTGAGTAACCTTTAAAAAACACACACCATGGCAGACGAAATTCAAATGACGGCCCGGTTGTACGCCTCTAAAAACGGCGCTTACCTCCCGAGCGTAACTTACACCAAAAGCGCCACGATGGTCGGCACCGACATGGGCAGCCAGACTCAGGTGATTGGAATCACTGTCGAGGCTCTGAGCGTTCCTGTCGATGTCGGGGCGCCTTACAAGCTTCTGATTTCAAACCTCGACAGCACCAACTTCGTTGAGATGGGATTCGTGTCCGGCACCTACACCATGCGCGTTCCAGCAGGTGAGACTATGCTGATTCCTTACGTCGCCTCGGCAGCTACCCTATATCTTAAGGCGGATACGTCTTCCGTGACCATCCAAGCCACCTTCTGCGAGATTTAACCAACCAACACCATGGCCAACGAAGTCGAGATGTCCGCGCGGCTGTACGCTAGCAAGGGCGGCGCCGTTATTAACTCACTGTCCTATAGCGCGGTGGCCAACATGACCGGCACCGATATGGGACAGCAGACTCAGGTGGTCGGTACAACCGACGAGGCCCTGGACCTGACCGCTGACCTCGGGACGCCCTACCGCCTCCTGGTGGTCAACCTGGACCTGGTAAATGCGGTCTCAATCGGGCCTTCCTCACCCTACTCGTTCCAGATCCCGGCCGGGCAGTTCATCCTGATCCCCTGGGTCGATGCGACGATGTACGTCAAAGCCTCCAACAGCCCCGTGAAGATCTTCGCTCAGTTCTGCGAGATCTAACCGCCATGGCAATCCAACTGCCCTCCAAACTGGCCGAGAGTGGCTTCAAGGCAGACCATGCCCGGGCCATCAACCAGCTCATCGAGGCCGTGCGCCGGGTCCAGCTCGTCGCTGGGCCTGGCCAACGGGTCGAGCAGAACGCCAACGGCACGGTTCTAAAGACTCCGGTGATGTCGAGCACGGTGCAGACATCCGAGGAGTCCTGGTTCTACTGATATGCCATTGGCAATTAATAGAAAAGACAAGATGTGGAGTGCCAGTAATCTAAATGATTTATACTCCAGATTCGACAATAAGTGCGCTAGAACTTTAGACGGTAAGACTCCGTTTGTGGTTGGTCTTAGCCAAAAGATACCTTTTGGAGTTCAATACGATTATTCCAGAGATCCAGATACTAGCTTCTATATAATTGGAAACACACTCACACAAACTCAGATTGTTATTGAGCTTTCAAAATTAGAAAGCAAACACTTAGATGTTGGTGGTGGTCAGGTTTACGTTGATCACTATGTTAATTCTTTCAACTCTACATATTGCAACATTGAAGCGATTCAAAAATCTTTTGAGTTACACAAACGGACTGTTGATGGTATTGAATACGATGTCCATTTAGGTTGGGATGATTGGAATTCCGGATATCTATCTTACGTTAGGTCTTACTTGTCGTCAGTTAGCTCTGTACCGTCTCTGCCTCCCGGAAGAATTCACAAGCACAAGATCGCTGTCGCTGAGATCAGACTTGAAGGCGTAACAACTTTTAAGGTTCTAAATTCCTACCAGCGGTTTGATTGCTGGCGAGTTCATAATTGTGGAAGCCGAGACGCAACAGTCTTGCTCCAATTACCAGACGGATCGGCAGAACGTAAGATAGTCCCTGCAATGGGCTGTAGATCGTTCAGGAGACGCGCTGACGGTACTTGGGCAACAACGTGGAGAGACAATACTCCGTGCGTTTATTTTTTCCCGTACTTCAGCGGAGACGTTCCTTACTTTGCCGGTGGGCCTCCGATGTATGGACAGCCGGACTCGTTGTCTGTTTGCATGGAGCGGTCCGCTAAAGCCAACAACATTGCAAACCCGTTCATACTGCTTCAATGGATGCGAGCAATGGGAGCGTGGATTGATGCTAGATACATGTATGATCTCCGCGCATTGTATCCAGAATACGCAGACCCGACTGAGGCAAACACTAAAATTGGCGATGCAATCTTCACTTGGGGACGCGCTAGGGTTCAGATTTACAGCAGTCTAACCGGAGAAGTGTTTGAAGATTACATTAGGTTTTTTACTGGCACGACACTGTTTTTAGAACAACTCAATAGAGTTGGAATCAATGTTGAGGTTAGTGGTGACTTGTTGGTAATGACAAGCAAAAGACCAAATGCAATTATTAGGATATATCCGATTGATTCCAATGTGTTTTTTGGAGCGTCTGATCCATATTGGCAGATAAACCCAACAACAACATATATTTCAATCGCTTATCCTGAGTACTATTACACGCAGAATGTAGCTTCACCTAATGCAGCAACTCAATGGCAAGCTGGCAACATCCCAACCTGGATGGAGACAATGCGAGATCTCCG